CCCAAGCTGCAGATCCAAGATATTCTTTGACCGTATCATTTTTATTTTGTCTTAGTCCTCTACCAAATGTCAAAGGTTCTCGTGTTACTGTTAATGCTCTTGATGAATTAGCTGATACTTTGGCATCGAAATCTGCTTGGTTTTGGTTCATTTGAGCCATCTCTTCAGTTGGACTTAAAACTTTACTATCTCTTAAAGAATATTGTTCATTAAATTGTGCCATTCTTGCAGGATCATTTCTGTATATATTTCTATACTCATTCATGTTAGCTTCTAAGTATTGAGGAGTTCTTCTGTAATCAGGTAAGCCATTTACAAAAATAGTAAACCTAGGGTCGTTTTCAATGGATCTTCTTATGTCATCATTCATTGGAGTATCAAGAGACATTCTATCAAATTCTGTTGCTTGAACTCCTGGCAGTGTTTGACCTGCTGATTGCCGTGTTCCACGTTTCGGCATCAATGCACGAATACCTTTTGCTGCTGATTTAAATGCAGGACCAACTAATGGTGTCATACCCGCTACCCCAAGTGCAGTAAGACCTACATATCCTAAAGCTTCGATTGGAGTCATGTCATCATAGCCTTCTTCGCCTCTTGCAGCTTTTGCTAAAGTCTGAGCATCTTGTAATGCATACTTATAGGATTGTGCTTCACCGACCACGGGCGTTACATCTCTAACTAATGGATAAGCTACTTCTTGAAATTTCTTTTTGGCTTCCTCTAGTTTTTTATCATCTAGCTCACCTACTTCATCATAATCTAATATTATTCTATTATCTTCAGCCATGGTTTCTACGTATAATATTTATATTCTTTAGGCATTCTTACTTCGTCCGTAGGATCGTAGTCAAAATCAGCTGAAATAAAATTGCCCTCCCTGTATCTTAACACAGCTTGTGTGGTACTGTCCACGAGGTCGTCATTATCTCCGTGAGGAAATGCTGCGCATTCTTCAATGACTTCATGAGCGAATTGCTTACCTTCTGGGTAGAAAACCATACCAGATGAAAAGACAGGAGACACTGCGTTTACACGTGAAACTTTATCCTTTCCTCGACCAGGGACAAATTCTTGTACAGGTATTCCAGTCCTACGCAATTCTTGAATGAGCGGTAGTCCACTGGCCTTTGCCTCAATGATACAAGCTTCAGGTTTCCAATACGTATATTCTTCTGTTGCAACTGCTTTTAGTTCTGGGAAATCCCAACGACCTTTCATGGCATCAAGTAACATTAAACATGGTGGAGAGTCCTCTGAAGGTCTAAACACACCCCAAGTGGTTATGGCACTATAGTCAGCAGAATCTTTTTTTGAAAAAGCAGTATCAAGTGATTGAATAACAAATTCTAATTCTGGCATGCTTCCCGACCATGGTCGCCAGTATTCACGTTTGATGATGGCTCCTTCTTCTGAAGTTGGGTTTTGCATATATTGTGCGTTCCAACGTTGTGGAGGTATAGATGCTTTTACAGATTCTAATTCTTCTTTCTTCCAGTACTCTGGCCATACAGGTTCTCCGTCGTCCAGGAGTGCTGGAAACTCAACCACCTCCCATTTATCTGCACCCGTGTTCGCTTGAGCTTTAAGAAGTCTTCCTGTCAAATCATCTGTAGCCCATCTAGTCATTACGACCACGATTGATCCTCCAGGTTGTAAACGTTGACGTGGCCCTGATACATACCAATCATAGGTTTTCTCCATAGCAGAATCAGACATAACATTTTGTTCAGTATGAGGGTCATCAATAATTAATACATCAGCACCCCTACCCGTTATGGCACCACCGACACCCGCTGCAAAATACTCACCTCCATCAGAAGTTTCCCAACGACCTGCAGCTTTGCTATCCTGTTGGAGTCCCATATTATTAAAAATTTTTTTATATTCGGTACTGTCAACTAAGTTTCTTACTTTTCTACCAAACCTTTGTGAAAGTTCAGCATTGTGAGAAACCTGCATGATTTTGGCTTTGGGTCGGAGTCCCATTATCCAAGAAGGAAACAAGAAAGATGCAAATTCAGATTTAGTATGTCTAGGTGGCATGTTGATAATGAGCCTCTTAATCTTGCCTTCAGCTACTTGAGTTAATTTCTCAGCAATTATTTGGTGGTGGCCCCACTTAGAAGGTTCATTTGTTTCTCTACAAATGAAATCTGGCCATACTTGTTTAACAAAGAAAAGGAATTCTGTTCTCGCTTTCAGTATCTTTTTTGCATCTAGAAGTTGTTTTACCTTAATTAACTTCTCTTTTGGCAGTAAATCTAAATCCATAAGTATTTTGGTTATATCATATTTGTCTAACTTTGCACGTATGTTGTTTGTCAAGTTACATTCGCAAAATCTAGGGGGTGTGGTGTGGAAAAATCGCTAAATCTAGTATGTAGGAAAAAAGAGATACTAATTCACAGCATCTCACAGGTGAGAGCCTGGCGCGTTAGCGCCAGGCACATTGGTTTAATTAGGTCGCGTCATTGTCGTAGTATCTCGCACAAGTCCAAATTTCTCTGCAAGATTTCCAGCGAGTGTTGTTGCGAACTCTTTGATCTTCTCGTCATTCTGATTTCTTAAAAAGAACTCAAAGACTTGTTGATCTAGATATCCTGCAACAAGTTGCCAATCAATCGTGCTTTCTTTTTTGTTCTTTAAGATATCCACGAATTGTTTTAACTCCGCAACGATCTCGTCATTGCTTTTGTCTTGAGATATAATCTCATTCATTTTTACGATTGCTTTTGTCATAATGAATTATACCTCTTTGATTGAGTAAGTCCAGTTTGTTCTTATGTTCTTTTTACTGAACTTTTTGAACAAGTCTGGATATTGTTTTTTGAAATTCTCACTATCAAACATATTGTACTCTTTAACATTACGATTGATTTGATAATGAGTTTTACTTTTGATAACACTTAAACCATTTACATTAGATTGAAATGTTTCAAATAATAAAACTAATTCTGGTTTTATTATTCTATTCCAATCACTACTTAATTGGCTTTTGTTATCTAACAAATCACAACTATTTATAATTAATTGTGTTTGCTTTCTGTTAAGCACTTTTGGTGCTTTCTCTTTTGTCTTTGTCATATTATATACTCCTATTGTTTATATTTATAACAATGAAAGCTTATCAAATCCCATGACCATATCAAGCTTTATTTTACATTTATTTCATTTTTTATTTTAACCTCAAAGATTGAATAATAGCCAACCAACCAACGACCAATAGAACAAAATCAGAATTTTTGCGGTACCGCCGTGCTGCTTCTGTCTATCTTTCACATCATCAACCTCGACTTTTCGGTGGGAAATGGGAAACGGGAAACCATTCGGTACAGCGGTCCCAGCTCCTGATGCATTAGCTTCTTCGTACATAACATTACTCCTTTCTTTAAGTGGGAAGTGGGAATTCTCTGGTCCGTGGTACCAGCTGCCAGTCAGCTCTTCATCTGTAGATCTAAGGTCTGGAGGCTTGGCACGGGATGTGGGAACTAGATTAGTATCGCTACCAACGCCAGGCCCACGAAAACGCGCCCCCATTCCGAGCGCATCAAAAACAAACCAAATAATATACCTAACCAGTGCACTCATCTGCCTCCTCTCTTTCGTTCAGGATGTACTGTGCAGCAACCTCTGCTGCCCACCAGCTCAGCAGGTTCTTCAATTGAGTCATTGACCCAACGTCCTTTCCACCGTTCAAACGGGAAATGTACTGCAGGATCGACAGGCCATCGTTGTTGGCGTGTTGGTCCAGCTGCTGCCAGATCCAGGACTCATGTTCATCATGGAACTTCACAGTGTCATGATAGTAAATCAGCGACGGGATAATCCCGCCGCTGCAACCATGTTTCACGACATCTTCAATGGTGAAGGACTCTGACTTCTCTCCTTCAAGCAAAAATTTTTCAATACTCATACTTTCTCCACCATCCACGTGATACCTTCGGCATCTGTTTTATATTTAAATTTATCACCTAAATTATATTGGATTACATTGAATGGTTGATTGTCTAGAATCCCAATCCCTTTCTTCAGATTGCCCTTAAAGATTCTGCACCACATTTTCTCGTCGCCACGTTCATCGTCCTTAAACCAGACATACACCATTTGCTTCGCCCATCTTGGATGCTTTTCAAACTTCTTAATACTGAAGTATGATTCTTTGCCATGTTTCTTACAGGTAAAGATTGTGTTGCCTTGTTCAAAGTTTTTTATTTCTTCTTTTGTCATCGTTGTTCTCCTTTGGTTGTCCCATGTACATAAGATGTTTAGCCACAGAAGTCAATAGATAAAATAAAAAAATTTTTCACACAAGCGCGTGTGTATGCGTAAGGTAATCTACAGCACCCTGACCTGCAGCGGACCAGCGGTACCGCCAGATCCTGATGCTTAGTTCACAAACCACAGTTCTTGTTTCTGCAGTGGGAAATGGGAAATGGGAGATGGGGCATCATAGGTTTCGCCATAAACACCGAGCGACTAGTCTTGGACTACAGTGGGAAGCTTTTTCTCGAGTGCCCCAAGGTCTGACCTTCGTGGTTCCCTGTCCGAAAACATTCGCTACTTATAAGGTTTCCTTCATCACCAGACCAGATGACGGTAGCCCAACGGACGCAAACAGGAGCTATCTTGTTTGAAATTTATTGAGCTACCATGGTCGTATATATATTATCCCACGCTGATGTCAAGTATTTATTTTACCAGCTTGAATCACGCTGCGGGTCCGCATCCTGATGCTGCAGTCCTTCTTCCTTGAACAAAAGTGTGAATTACCAATGGGAAATGGGAGTTCACCACATGTTTCGCGGTACCAGCTCCTGAAGGGCTCACCGTCCGTGGTTAAAAAATGTTGAATTTGCAATGGGAAATGGGAGATGGGAAATGGGAAATCACGGATCCAGCTGCACGGTCCCTGGCTGCGCTTCAGGACTCTTCAGGATGGTATCTAGAAGTTGGCCGTAGTCAACGGGATATGGGAAATTGGCAAACGGGACGGGGGTTGATGGCTCATGAACCATGGCCGATGTCCACTGGTACAGTTTCAAAGCTCTCTCCGAGAGGGCCTTTCGCAAGATAAATACTCTTCCTCCTTCTCTACCACGCCTGATAATCCACGATTTTTGAAACTTAGATAATCGAATCGCTGTACCAGAACTTACCTTAAGCTCTAACCAAAACTCAGTGCCTTTACAGCACCCATTAACGTCTGGAACTCCGAGTCCTACGTTTGTTTCTATTCTTTGAAAGTGTACGTTTGGTAACGCTTTTCTTAGCTCTTCGTATAGTTTTGATTCCTGTTTTTTCATTGGTTTTATCTCCTGAATTTATATTCTTTTGTATGTAAGGTAAGAACCATTTATTGTCTCTAATTATTTGGGAAAGAGTGTTAGTTAAATTATTGACAACAAGCTCTTCATCTTTGTCTGCAGCTAAACAATTACCATCAGAGTTAAGACCAGTATGATAAATGACTGAATGTAATACTTCATGTAAAAGTGAATTAGCAAGTGATCTTGATGATTGAGTCTTGTCTAATTGAATAATATTTTTTACAGAATCATACTCCCCAAAATAATGATCGTCGTTATCATTAGTAGGTGAAACAAGATCAATTTTAACATCTTCGTAATTAACTCTTATCTTTTTTTTCAATATGGACACTTACTGCTCCTACATTAGTTGAGATTAAATGAGAGTTATGAAGCTTATGAAAAGCGTTCCAAAATTGTTTCTCAGTCTTCCAACGAGTCGTCACCTTCTTCGGCTTCGATTTCAAGGACTTTGCTGTTTGGTATTTCATCACGTAGCTCATTTATCTGTTTAATTAATTCGTCTTTTGACATTGCTGAAAGGTCTTGAACTTTAATTTCTTTCTTGTCAATATATAAACCAACAGATTGACCTAACCTAAACTCTGCATTGATCGCAGCAGCTAGTTGTCCTTTGTCCTCTGCTTTTTTTGATAAATCGTCTAATCTTCTTAAATGTCTGTAATGATCTTTGTAAGTTTTAGCAGCTGAATCTCTTAACTTCTCAATGTAAGCAACTACATGAGGGTATTTATCAGGATTAGTTAATAAACTACCTGTCTTCTCACAAATTTTGTCAGCGTACCCAGCAGCTTTAGCAGCTTCTTTTTTAGTAACGTCTGGATATCTAGATACAAAATACTCAGCAAATGTTCTTTGCTTGGGAGTCAAAAACTCAGCTCCTTTTAAACGTTTCTTTAATGCTCCAACAGTATTCATAATTTTTAATATCTATATAGGTATAATAATCTAAATATATATCCATACCACAAAAAAGGTCACCTAACCAGTAGAGTTACTTATAGTAGACTGAAATTCAGTGTACTTTCAGTGTACTACACTGAAAGAATAACCATTGGTATATAAGGATAATAGTCTGTTTTCCTGGTTTCAGTGTACTCGGTACTATTTTTCACATCATAACTGTCTGTACCTTACTGTACCTTATAAGATACCATAATTTAGAACCATTCTAAACTATATTATTTGCCGTCGTCCATGATCCGTGATAAATTGTTGACATGGAGGTAGCACATGAATAAAACTTAACTGGGTATTAATTACTCCCTCTCGGCCCAGTGGTTTTTTTAGTTGATTTTTTTCGTCCACTGGGCCTTTTCTTTAAGATACTTTCTCACTTTAGTAAACCCTTCTTTATTTTTTGCAATATGTTCACACGCACCAATAAACTCTAAATCTGTGTAATCATATTTCATACGGTTTACAAACCAACAGCAAAACACCACATTTCCCCACTCATACGGCCTCGTAGAGTCGAATCTATCAATACTTATATTAGTTTCCTTAGCCTTACCTAAACCAAGCTCCCAGGTCATCTCTATGCCTGAATATGGACAACGGACACCGAACCTTTCATGCTGCAACTTAAATATTTCTAAATACTCATGACGTTGTAATTTAGATTTTTTACGTTTTTTATGTATACTATTATTTCTTAAATTTTTTGTAAGATAATCTATATACTCTATTGGATTAGATGAATGTTTTGCAATACGACTAGAATTTAAACACGTTCTGCATTCCGCCTGGAGTCTTCGTTTACCAGCTTTAAAATAAAATTCTTGTAAATTTTTTGTAATACCACATTTACTACATTCTTTAGTGGACCGTTTAACTATTCTGTATTTTAACTCAAAGTCGTATTTTTCTTTTTCTGTTATATTCTTTGCGCCAATTAATGTATTCGATTTGATCTTTTGAGAAGTAGACCTGCTCATTATCTATCATTCGTTGGTAAACGTCGTATACGTAAGTGTAATCAAACCCAGCCAAAGAACAGATAATATTAAAATCGTCACCCCCATCAGAGAACCAACCGTGTGCCTTATACTTCTGTACCACCAACGGTCTCTCCAAACCAGGATATATAACATCTTCAAAAGCGCGTTGGAGAACAGCCCTCCATAATTTTTGTTCTGGTAATATTTTTTTAGACTCATATCCTGTTTTTAGCTCCTCGATTAACATGGTTATGAATTAAACGAGGACTGGGCCAGAATGGTAGCTCTGTAGATGACAAAAGAGATCACCCAGCCCTCATTTAAGTCACTTAACTACGCGTAATACTCTCGCATTAAGTTTCTCCTTATCTGTTTTATTGCGGATCTGATCAAGGTGAACTCTGAAGGCCATGCCACTATCATCAAATCCAAAACTAGCTCCACAAAACAATCCGTATAAAACGGATTTTATTTTTTTAAACTCTTCACGATTGGTACGAGAAGCGATTAGTTTTATTGCGTTGTCTAGTTCAGCCACAAATACTCCTAAATTATTGTTATTAAAATGAAAAATGTAAATAGAAAATGATTCGTTTTTATAGTTGAACGTCAACTATCTCGCTTATACTCTTAATTGTATTTTAATACAAGTGCTATTTTTTATCGACTAATATCTTCTTAACATAAGCTTCTGGAGTCATTTTACGATCCTTCGCCCGTCGTTCTACTTCTTTTTTGATTAACAGCGATATGTATTGACTTGGCCCTCTATGTTCTTTGCCACATAATCCTTTTAAAACATCGTAGTCTGGTTTGCGTACTGCAACTGATTTATGTCTCATTACGTTCATAATTTATCCTCTTCTTTCTCAATTATTGTTACTATTTTTTCTAAACTTTGAACAGAACAATCTTTAGTAAAGTTAGATATTCTTTTTTTATAAGCATTCTTAATTTCATCATGCCGTCGACCTTTGTTGGCCTCCTGTACCGTCCTTATCTCATCTAAAGATTGATCAACCATTTTTAAGTTCTGTTAAAGCTTTAATTTCAGCTTGTCTTTTTCCTGTTTCAATTTGTTGATCAAAGTAATCACCATCAGTAAAACTAACCATACAAGGATAGTCTGGAGATCTCTCCATTTTACCTTTGGGTGTTTTTCGTGCATTCATAAATGCTTTCTTAGTTTCAGGATGCTGGTCCGTCATAAACTTCAAAAGATCTTTTCCATACACCATGAATGCATAGATGTTTTCTTCCCAAGCTTCTATGTTATCAATCCAATCTTCTAATTGAATAACTATCTTTTTTGTTTTTGCTCTACCTTCGTTTTCTTTTGTCATTTTTTCTCCTTGTTAATTCATAAAACTACGTATATCTTTAATAGCCTTTTCTGGTGTGTACCCAGTCTTCTGTTCAAAAGCTTCAAAAAACTTTTTTAATCTTTTTTGACATTCTGCATCATTAAGTGGTGGAT